GCAATTTCGCCAGCCAATTAAGGCAAGCTACCATTTAACCATTACGGAAAAGCAAGTCCAGTCTGCCAAGCAACAGCGTCCAAAAAGAACTCAATCACACCACCTATGGTGCCAGGAGCAATAGTCACATAAAAGTACCCAGTAGGCAAACCACCCCCACCGGTAGTGACTCCAGTCACCTGAAATACAAACTGTGAAACAACTGTTGATGCACTAGGCGTCACAATACCTATCAGGACACCAGCATTCCCAGGGTACGACGCGGCAGCGGCAACCGAAATGGTAGCCCCAGTACCAGGCGTAGTCCCAACGACCGTGGTCGTAATGAGAATGCGAGCATTCAACGGCAGTAAAAACCCGAGTTGGAAGTTATTCACCCCCAAAACATACGGAGCAGCCCCAGCAAAGGTGGCACCCAAGAAACTAATCAGGGTGTTCATCACACTCAAAGCCGGATTATTAGCAACTGCAGCCAACTGTGGCACGTGTAACTCAACCACGTAATCCACATAAAGCTCGCCAATCGCAGAGGTACTATCAATTGTACCCTGAACCGCCAACCACAAGTTGCCGGCATCATAAGTCTTGATGTCGGTACTCGCTGGCGCGGTAGCTGTCCGCACATAAAGCTCGGGCTGCATCTCAGGCAATCTCGTACAACTCTCCATCCAAACATTGGACCGCGATGCGCCTTGGTATGCCATTATCACCTGCTTAGACGGCGGAGCAGGGTCGTTAGCGTCCAAATCAATGGCCGACAACACAACACCCGCAGCAGTAGTAGCTACACTACTCTCAAAGCAGAAATCAAGGCGACGAAACCGATACTTCTCAAAGTTTCGCGCCAAAACTGACAACCAGGGGAAAGTCGTGCTAACACCGGGATTAACGGCATATCCTAACACAGAGTACGGAATTGAACCGATAACATCGGCCACATACTCACGGTGCTGAACAACCACTACATTCCCGGTGCCACTCACACGAGCTACCGGATTAACACGCCTAACACCCAAAGCAACGGGTGCCTCAACATACTCCATAGGCCCCATACGGCCTTGAGCCCTCCTGCGCCGCGCACCCCGACTAATTCCCTGACCTGGAACTGCGGGTGCAACAACCATCTTCTCAACCTGCTTAACCAACGCTGCCATCTTACGACCCCTCCGCCTGCCAGCGGCCGGGGACAAAACTTTAGTTTTCACCATCGTATTTGTCTCCCGGCACCTCACGGGGCGGTGCCAACCCTAGTATCTGCTCTCGGGTAAGCAGGTCAAACCAAGCCTCTAGCTCCAGCTGGGCAGATATATCCACTCCAAAGCTGACTGCGAAGTCCAACCTAGCTTCCAAGGTCACGGGGCGCGCGACGACAGCGTACGGGTCCGCCAAATATGCCAACCGATAAAGGTAAGCACCTGGCAATTCCCTAAGCGGAGTTTTACTAGCGCGCCTTAACGCTAGAGCGTGTGATTGCAAGACAGGCACACCACTGTGCAAAGCCAACAAGCCAACACCAACCGTGCTCACGTAATCAGCGATAAACTTCTCAGACCTACTCTTTATACCGAGCCTTGTCTTCCCGATTACTCGCTTAGGATGGAGTACCATGACCCGCTGCCCACAGACCCGCACCGGTCGAGCCCCACACAAGCTGACCGTGCCCAACGTCCTGGCAACAGATTCAATCTTCAACTCCTGTCCAAACTCAC